CTTACTCGGCAAAGCAATGTACCGCTCTGCCACCTCGCGAAACGTGTTCATATTCATTCCCCTTGCTCGAGGAACCGTCGCCGAATCGCTCCTCGAATATACTACATAAAAAGCTAAAGTCTTCTGCCCGGCCTATCTCCGCGTTGAATCTTGACGTCCACCGGGGCTACAAACTTGAAAAGCCCTTGATGTCTGATGATCGGAGGCTGCTCTTGATCGGCGCCACAACGGATGCAGCTGCGCTCCCAGGCCTTGTATTTCTTCACTCCAGTAAAGAAGATCGAGACGTTTTGCACTTGAATAGGCTCTTTGTGCAGCTCGACCAGCATCACCTCCATGGTTGCCTTTTTCTTGGGTTCGTCGATTTTCAACAGGACAAAGTGTTTGTGTTCCACCGCGTACCTCAGACCTATTACAGTCAGTCGGATGTCACAGGTCTCAGCAGCCTGGCCGCGCCTCATATTGTCGCCAATAAAAACTGACTGGCCGTTACCGCGCCCTAACGTGAAGGCGCCCATCTTAGGAGTGTCGGCTGTCAACCTTAACGCCCTTAATGAACCCAGCCCGGGAAGCGACTTAACCCGAAGTGCATAGGCAGGTTGACTGACGCTGGCCGACGGCAGCGTGAAGGAGTGCCCGGGCTCCTTTTAGAAAGGCGGATCATCAGCCGTTAGGGTTACGGTATCTGCCAATGACTCTTGCACTGGCTCAAACTCAGGAGGTATAGGTCTCGCTCCTGCGCTCAGTATCTGCACATCGTTTAGATAGGCTGAGTAACCGTAATCATCATGTGGCAGCTTAGACTTTCCATAGATAAGCTTCACCCTAGACCCGCGAGGTATCTCATCACCCTCCCACTCAGTCAGATCAGGGGCATATATCTTTAATTTATTTCGGGTGGTGAAGTGGCGCTGAGCGGTGCCGTTGTAGTCTCTGACCTTTATACCCTGCGCTTTCAGCTTTTCTGCATCTCGATCACTTATGGAAATGGTGATTTCATAATTGTCTTTTGGCGCGCCTTTATAAACGTCTGGGGTGCGCAGGTGGCAAAAAGCAACATCGCCCTCGATTACATGCCGGTTTGTCATGGGTTCTCCTTCAATACAGTGATCTGTCGCGTGTTGTTTGTCCTTCGATAATCTTCAAGGTCGTAGCCCCTGGCCTCCAACGCAGTGATGCCACCCAAAGCCTCGAAAGCTTTGGCAAAATCTACAGGCGGTGTTTTCGCAATCACTCTGAGCCTTGTATGACCGTCGGTTATTGATCGCTTGAACTCATCTGCTAGCGTGGTTTTGTGCTCGTCAATAACCTTAGTAAGCGCCTTAATCTCAGCATTTTGCCCAGAGATTTCAGCCTCAATCTCGGCTCTTCTGTTGACCGCTCGCGTCAGCTCAATGAAAGCATCGTGCATAACAACCTCGAAAACTTCTGGCTCTTCCTGCTTGAGGTGGAATGCTCTACGCTCTTCATTCTCATGCTCGTTAAAAACGTGCTGATGCCATGCGTAATAAAGGTCAATCCTCTGGACAGTGCCTTTTCGAGGGTGCGGTAACAATCGTCCTGATAGTGGCTCTATGAGCCACTTTTCTTCGCGATTGACTCTTTCGATTACGGTATCTATCGGTGGGGCGTCAGGATTGCTGCACTGAAAGCATAGAAAATCGACCCACTCGAGACCCCATACTTCCATCATGAGCTGCACCTGGCGGAGGTAGTGCTTCTTGTCATCGTCCCAGATCGAATACGTTCGAGCGTTTGGCATAACGCACTTGATCTCGATGCCACCATCCAAACCAATCAAGCCGTCGGGGGATTGAATAAGCCACTCATACTTGAGATGGTGCCCAATACCTGCCTCGTGAACTTTGACCCCGCTCTCTTTCTCGTACCATTTACGAGCCCAAGGCTCCATAGTGTTGCCGTGCCTGACTGCAGGTATGTGGCCAAGATCCTTGAAGACCCCCTCTAAAGCCCGGACAGCGTCTCCCAACCACGCTGAGGACTTGAGGTATGGGTTGACGCCTTCGATGACGCCGACCGCGGTGCCGCTAACAGGGAACTGTGCTTTGCGCTTTTTCCATGCGCTGCTGCCTTGTTCTAGTTGTCCTGAGTGAGATAGATCTACTTTTGCTTCCATACCCACTCCTCCAGAAATGCGTTTGCTTTAGCCTTATAAGTCGAGGCTCTTGAGATTATTTCTCGCATGGATCGCTGCGGCGAAGTAGCGCAAGATCCGCTAAAGACAATGTTGGATGCGCCTAGATGGAAGGGAGCCCAGGTTTTAGACCTACCCTCCAAGTCAAGGCGCGACCAAGCTGTTTGAATCAACTCCTGATTGGCTGCTGAGTAGTTGATTTTTGTGAAGCCGACCCTCCCCGAAAACATCATTGCGAGCCGAGACAAGCGTCCTATACTCTTCCTATTGTGCTGTTTGCCTTGCATTTTTCTTCCCCTTCCTTGTTGGTTTTACTTCCCCTTTGGGCTGCTGATCTAGCCAGCCCTTATCCTTCAAAAAATCGTCGAACATTTGGTCGGCTTGCTTAGTTAGATCAGCTCGCCCAATTTGCTCTAAGTGTTCAATGAATTTATTTTGTTTTGCCGTTGCCGTTTTTTTGTCTGGCTCTAGCTGCACGAGCGAAAACAAATCTGGCAGATTGACTTCAGTTTTTTCTTTATCGTGAGAATCGGTAGGCGCTTCCTTTGGCATTGCTGCCTTAGAGCCCTGATCTTCAGCCGTTTGTTCTGCGGGCCTGTCCCAGAGACTGAAGCCGAGACCAAATCCTTCCGCTGCACATCGAACTCGAGCGCGCATTTTGGCGTTGTGGATCATGCTGGCGCTGGGATTGACCGCCGGGCTGTACTCGTCACTGGTTTCCTTGGAGGAAGTGGTGACTACTTGCGAGGTGCATACTGCGTTACCGCAGATGGTAATTACACAGCGTACCTCCCCAGTTCCATCTGGATATCGAAAAAATTCGGAGCCTGATATGGTTCTTTCGTAACGCCAGGTGTAATCACTGCCGTATTCAGTCATTAAGATTTTATGTGCGGCCACCCAAGGCAGGTATTCCGTATTGGAAATTTCGTTGGGCCGCTTGAGGGCTGAAATGTCGAAACACGAGAGGTGATTCCAGATTTCTTGAAGCGACTTAGCCACTGTTTGCCCCTTTTGACCTGCGAACCGAGAAAGGTTCTCAAATCGCATTTAATGGGGACAATTTATCAGTTAACTAAGAGATGTCAACTTTCGATAGACAATATGTCGCGAAAAGCGACGGTCAGCTAGGCTTTTGAAAACCATCTAGATGCTGTATTGAGGATCTGCTCCGCGTCTTTCGGATTAGAGTAGATATCACCCATGAGGAGCGTGCGCTGTTCTCCATTTATCAATAGGTGGTTGTCAGTCACGTAGGTGTCAACAATTTCACCCGCACTAACGAGTTTTTCGTAATCTAGAGACATTCTTGGGCGTGCTTCGCCGTTGACCCACCAGTAAATATCCACGTCATACTCGTCGCAGAAGTTAATGAGATTTTCTGGGTCTCTAGGAAGTGATCCTTTCATCCAGGCAGCAATGGTGGCCTCAGATACGCCCAGGCGTTTAGCTAGCTTGGTTTGCGCGCCGTGAATAGGGATCATATGTCGTTCTAATACCTGCATAAATCGTTGCGCACGCAGCGCCTTTTGTTCTGTAGACGATGGGGGCTTTTGAGATTCAGCATCGATGATCGCTGGATTAAGGGTCATAAACGGCACTTCCTTTTAACTTCATTTAAACTTCAATTGGAAAACAAACTGTAATTCGAAGGTATATGTCAGGCCAGTACCGCATGTGTTGCAATTTTGTACACATTGGCACGGTATACGCCCTAGAGAATGTGATGTCCAGTTTTATCGAATGTAATATGGCATTTGATGTCAATTACCATTTGTAATTATCGAGACGCCCAGTTAACCTGATCTCAGTTAACTCAGACTTTTGATCTGTACTATGTATTAGGGCGCTAGATGCACTGGCTCAAACTGTACACAGAAATAGTAAACGACCCAAAAATTCAACTACTTGCGCCTTCTGACAGGTGGCACTACGTGGTGATTCTGTGTGCAAAAGCTGATGGCCTCTTTAATTACAACGCGAATCTTAGACTAAAAATGCTCGAGGTGCAGCTTCGCCTTACTCCAGAGGAAATGACTGCCCTTTATGACCGGCTGCTCGGGGTGATGCTTATTAATGAAGATTGGTCGCCGGCCGGGTGGGATAAAAGACAGGTAGTCAATGATCCGACTGGCAAGCTCAGAAAAAGAGCTCAGCGCGAACGAGAAAAGAATAAAGATAAAGATATAGATATAGATATAGAGAGTCACGAGACAGTCACAGGAAAAAAGCGTGACAAGTGTGACATCAAAGACTTTGAAGAAGCTTGGGCTAAGTACCCTCGAAAAGTTGGCAAGGCTGAAGCCAAAAAACAGTATCTGAAGCTTCCCAAAGATCTTCACTTAAAAGTGATGGCCGACCTCACCCGACGGAACAAGTACAAAGAATGGGAAGAGGAGAAAAAATTCATTTTACATTTCGCTACCTACCTCAGCAAAGAGCGCTGGAAGGACGAGCCTGATTCACCAATCCAGACAGCAGGGGGAAACTATGTCTGATTTATCAAACCCAATACTTAGGGAGATGGAGCGCGAGCAGTCTGCCCAGCGTGAACAAAAAGTAAATGCCAATCGGCGCGAAGAATTTATCGACAGGGTCGAGTACATGTCCAGCCTTAGCCGGCACGAAGATGTTACGCAGCTGGACTATCCAGACCCTGAAGACATCTATTCTCCTGCGGAATTTAAGGATGCAGTGCTGCACCTGAATGAGCATGGCGTGAATGAGCATGCGTTTTTTGCTTTCTGGGATACCTTCGGAGACAAATTTGCCCTGCGGCCTAGAGAACTGACCATATTTTTTGGCTCCAGGGGCTCATACAAAAGCACCGTGATCAATTATCTGGTGGCCACCTCAATTATGCACAGGCGCCAGGTGGGGTATCTCAGCTACGAAATGGATACGCCCTATTTGCTAACCCTGCTTGCCGAGCAGATGGGCAACTCAAGCAATATCACCCCCGGTTACGTCAGCTCGTGTATCGACTACGCCCAGCCCTACCTCCACCTAATTAACGAGATGGTTGATACCCCGGCCAAGGCGCTCGGAAAAATAGAGTACATGCTGCAGTCCGGCTGCAAGCTGGTTGTCCTTGACTGTCTGCAGCGCATCCATATGCCTCAGAACGACATGAATCTCGAACGAGAGTTTGTTGTTCACCTGACGACGATGGCCCGGGAGCACAACGCGCACATCATCATCGTTCATCACAGCCGCAAGGGTTCCACCGCTCTCGGCGATAACCCCAAGCCAGTTATTGATGACCTCAAGGGCTCAGGCGGTCTGGCTGACAACGCACACAACGTCGTGGCTTGCTGGAGTGATAAACAGAAAAAAGACGAGTTGTTCTGGATCGACCTGCGAAAGGCAAACGACATGTCTCAAGCCACAGATGCGGAGCGCAAGGCCGAGCTAGAGGCAGAGCCGGATGTCCTGCTTATGGTGAAGAAGCAGAGACTGTCTGGGTTTGAGGGGAATATTGGCCTTTGGCGCACGCCCGGTCGCGCATTCCACTCGAAGGGTGGAAGAGTTGCCAAATACACGCCGGGAGATTGAGTTTGGATCAGCAAGAAAATCACGCGCACAACATCCGACAAGCAGGTGAGAGGCAGAAGACCGCGGAAGAGGAGTTGGCCCGATCTCAGGCCATGGAAAAGAAGACGTTCGCTATGGCGCAAATGCAGGGCGAGGCTCAGGGCGCCAAAAGTTTAGCAGCACAAACGCGCCACGCAGATTTGCAGGATGAGGTTTTCAGCGCACGCATGCAGGTTGGCATCGCTAAGGGCGAGGTCGCAGCTGCCAAAGCTAATTATCGGGCATGCGAGGTTGAATTCGATACATGGCGGACACAGCAAGCAACGCACCGACTTGAAAGGAATTTGTATGCAAAAACCTAGGGCTCGATTCCAGCTGCGGCTCAATGTACAGGCGCATAAGCGCCTTAAAAATTTGGCGAAAAAAAGGAAGACAACCATCACAAACCTCTTGATCGAGGCTGTAAATGATCTGTTCGTAAAGCACGGGCTTCGACCTATTGCTAAGGCGCCTCCAGTCGGGCGCCCGAAGAGCAAGTGAAAGGGCGCACGCCCACGAAAGAGGAGCAGCGGTGGATGGATGACGTCCGCGAGCTGGGATGCATTGTCTGCCGCAAGTTCCAGAGCACCTACGCGCCTGCTGAAATTCACCATGTGGACGGAAAGTCAAAGCCCGGGGCGCACTTCCATGTGCTGCCACTCTGTTACTGGCACCACCGGGAGGGGAATGAGTCCGTGATGTATGTCTCCCGCCACCCACACAAGGCACGGTTCGAGGCTGCATATGGCACAGAGCAGCAGCTGCTAGCCGACGTGAGTGCAGCAGTCGCTGCGCAAAGAGCAAAACTTAGTGCATGACCCCCAGGACAAGGCGTACTGGGTTAAGCGAGGCCAAGAGCTTGAGAAGCTGTTCCACGAAACAGTGCATATCGTCGGCTGCGCGTCGTCATTTCCGACTGCCAAGATCGATGACCCATATGGCCATGATTTCCTGCTGACCCGACCCATGGATCTCAAGGTGCAGATCGAGCCCTTTCGGAAGGCTTACGAGCTCTACAAGATCCCCGTCGAGTATGCGATCTCGATAAACAAAAAAGACCTGCATCGATACACAGACCTGTACCCGAACATTGTTTTTGTGGTTGTCGTGCTGTTTGGGGGAGAGGTTGAGATACGACAGATGACTATCCAAAGGGCGCGTGCGTTAGTTGATAAGGGTTCTGCGCATGAGCACTTCTACAAGAACCGACGGAAAGATATATACGGCAACGCCGCCAGCAGTTTCATTTTCGACTTGCGAGATCTCGACGAGATTGAAGTGTCTGTTAGCGACCTTGATAAATGGAGCGAGGTCTATGCAACAACCAAAACTCGTGAGGGATAAGTACACCATAGCCATCGAGGATGCCGATGCCATGGCTTTGCTCAACAGGCGAGACGTCGTGATCTTGCATGACCTGACCGTGAAGCTGGCCAGCGATCTGCAGCCGTCGGACGGCCGGGTCTTGGAAAAAGTCCGATACACCTTTTCCACGGAAGCGCTTCGTGGGTGGTGCGACAAGCCCCGATCAAGCGTTTGGGGAACTGCTGATGAAAATTAATTCAAGGACAAAAGGGCATAGTTTTGAACGCGAAATTGTTCGCGACCTGAGGGACGAGCTTGGCACGATTATTGACCAGCCGATCAAGCGCATCCTCGACCAGTACCGGGAGCACGAATTGCCCGATATCTTTGTGCCACCGTTTGCCATCGAGTGTAAGCGATACGCGAAGGGCTACACCTACCGCACTGAGTGGTGGGATCAGGTCACCTCAGCCTCAGAGAAGGCCGGGCTAATTCCTGCGTTGATTTATCGATACGACAGACAGCAGACACAGTGCGTCGTCCCGCTGTACGCAATCAACCCCGAGTACCCGCGGACAAACGAAGTGAAGGCGACAGTTGATTGGCCCGACTTCGTGTTGATTGTGAGAGAAAACATTCTTGCATCCCCGTGATCTGCGGGTTATCTGCAATCAGGCTTCAGGCCTAATCACCTACCCAGAAATCAGGGCCGAGCTTGCGAAGCAGCTTGAACCACAGTACGTGGATCTCGCGCTAAAGATGTGCGTGAATTTGGTGGCGCCCCGCATCTGTGAGTTGGCATCCAAGGAGGAGCGCCGGGCAGCGATAATGACGTGGCCAGAAGATGACGGCGGCTTACGCGGCGAGCTGCAGATGATGGTTAGCAGGCTCTGGCGGCGCCGTCTGGGTTAGCTGCCAACGACTATCTTCAACAGCTTGAGCATTGGCCCGGGCATGCTTCGGTAGTTTCTTGTTTGAGGATCACGCAGCCAGTTGCGCACTGTCTCCGGCGACACCTCTAGGATCGTCGCCAGATCTTTTCGAGACAGGCTGCTGGTTTCTGCAATCTCTCGCAGCTGTTCGTTAGTGGTCATTACGGCGCTCCTCCAAGTAGGCTTGAGCTGCGTCATAATCCATGTTCTCTACCGAAATCCCGTTGTAGCTGACGTCGAAGTCAGGCTCACAAAGCGTGCGCCCGTCTTCCCTCCAGCAATGCAGGGCTGATCCGCTCATGTCGAGCAGCGGGTCGCTGGTATCAACGAGAATGGTTAGCCAAAGCTTCATTTGCTTTCTCCATGCTAGCTGCGTCCCGGGCGTCCAGCTCCCCCATCACGGAGAAGACCAGCACCAGAAATACACAGGCGATCAATGCGGCAAAGTGCTCGGGGATGTCGCTCATGCTTCCACCCCCAGGCGCTCACGAAAGTGCCAATCGTCCGCCTCGTTCATGTAAATCGTGTTGGCCACATCGAACGAGCGGATGCCCAGCTTCGAATTTTCAAATTTGGCGGAGAAAGGTCGAAACCAAACTACCCCGTAGCTGCCTGACTCTGTGCAGGTCACTAGGAATAGTGCGCGCTGCGCGTTGAGGGACACCTTCACGTTGATCACGGTGAGGCCCTGCTTGTGGGCTAGGATGGTGCCCTCCTGAACGATCAGCTGATTCTGGGATACTGGCTCTGCTGCAATGTTCATGACGTCACCTCC